AGTAGTATAGATTTTATAACCATCTGGTTTGATTGCCATACCATCGACATCACTACCCAGACCGATTGGAGATTTCTTGGTAAATCGAGAACCAACAACATAGTTTGGAGGTAAACCCACAGAAATCGATGGAGATGTGAGACCATATCCAATACCATTATCAACTATATTGATGGTTGTAACTCTACCTGTTGATGCACTTAAAGATCCATCATCATCAAGTATCGAAGTTGATGTTGCATTTCTGGATGAGAATGGTTCACTAATGGTTACGGTTGGTGGGGTTCTATATCCCTTACCAGTATTAAAACCAACTGTTGTACTGAAACCGCTAATATGGAAATCTTCTATTTCTACAGTCGCAGTAGCTTGAATAGTTGTTGGTGGAGATGAAAAACCAATTTTAGGATTTCTTATATAACCTCTACCTGCACTAGAAATGGAAGCACCATTGACTTCAAAGTCAAGTATAGTTGGTACAACAGTAGCACCTATTCCTGGTAAGGTAATTACTGGGAAATTAACTCCTGGAGGAGTCTCTGTGACTATTTGATATTCTGGTGCATCATAATATGTTTTATCGACTTTAAGTCCAGCTGGGACTAACAATCTACCGAAAACATCAACAGACTGTATGGTTTCGTAGTGATGGATCTCCAATAGTTTTTCTTCAGTATCATATTTTTCCATCATATAATTGTGAAGATCCCCATTAGACAGAGGCCAGTCAGTATAATAATCTTGAACATTATTTACAAGTTTAACAACCCAATCTAATTCAGAGTCTCCGTATACTTTTTTAGCAACTTGATCTGGTCTTTCATTTTCTTCTATTTTATAGAAATCAAATGAAGTAAAAACAGCCTCTAAATCTTCTCTGAGTTTAGTTCTTCTGAATAAATTTTTAGCTACGGTAACTTCATCATTGGATTTTGATCCTTTGAATCTATTAACGTATTGTATGTTTGGCAGTTCGTTGAAGTATCCCATGAGTTTTAGTATCCTATTTCGTCATCATCAAGGTCTTCAAAATCACTAGTATATATTGGAGTTAATTCCTTAAATTGCAGAAGAATAGTCACAGCAACTGGTTGACCATCATCATATGCTGCCCACATGTTATCGGGTGAATAGTCTGTATCAAATCCAGTTAATGCACACATTTTAAATTTAGGCATTGATTTATTTTTTTCATCACCTGTTGTCTTAAATTCAACTTGAAATACATTTGGTGTTTTTATGAAGTAATTTTCCCCAGTGTTTGAATTCTTAGGAGACATTCCTTGTTTAAAAAATCTAATAATTTTTCGTATCCGTATCGCTTCGTCCCTACTTCTCGCAGTCATTCGATATGCCAGTCCAAAATCTCTAAGTACAGGTGATCTGAACAATAATTCCATATTAGGGTTTGGAATAACACCTGCACCCCTTGCAAGAATTGTTTCTGCTGAAACATTAGCTCCTGCAGCTTTTAGAATATTGCTTGATATGACTGAGGATAGTAATTGTTTTCCTGATGTAGAATTATTTACACCACCTGCTGCATCTAAAAGACCCTTCGCCGCAATACCGGCTCTGGCGCCGCCAGTTATACCACCTAAACCAATACCACTACCAGCGCCGCTAGCACCAAGAGCTGCCAAACCAGCACCGCCTGCAGCAGCCAAACCGGCAGCAGTAAGATATCCTCCCGTATCCCCCAATACCTTCTGAGTCAATCCAGCAGAAAGAGTGTTCATAGTATCTTCACCAAATTGAACGTTTCTCTTTTCCACAAAACTTTGGGGCATGGGAAGTATCACAGTACCTTTAAGTTCTTTCTTTCTATATTCCTCACTATAATCGGTGCCTTGTAATAATCCTTTTGTAAAAACGTTATACTGTGATGCTGGTGAATTTGGTCCTTGTTGTCCAGAAGTAAGTTGCGGGTCAGCAGCAAATTCAACTGCATTTGGAGGTGCGTATGAAATCTGCTGTATAAGAACCGTATCCATAGATTTGGATTGAGGACCTTCCAAGGAAAGTGGATATACTAATGTTTGCTGCTTGAAGGAATCGGGGATGCTAGGATAAAAGTTATTGTTTGCTCCTACTTTATTTAAGTTACCTCCACCACCAGTAATAACATCAAGGGCGGATTGGAAGTCGGTCAAGAGACCACCAGTTAGGTTATCTACTATTTCGCCGGCCCCGGGCCCGCTGGGATCATTTACTGGATCGTCAATCCAAGGAGGGGGGGCATTTTTTGTCTGTTTAGCCCAGGCTGCAGCGGATGGATCCAAATTTGCCTTGATACTTTTCAAGCTCTGTAGATTTAAATTATAAAAATTAAGTACTCCTATGTTTTTATTAAAATCATTACCTTCCCAAATTGGTGCGGTTCCAACGGTTTTATCCTTACCCTTGGATGATACATACTTAGTAGCTCTTACTCTAATATTATTAGTTGCGTCCACAGTGATCTTATAGGTAACAGTACCACCCAAGTTATCTGTTACTGTTAGACCTTCTTCGATGATTTTCTCTGCCACTTATGTCAAGTAATGAGATTCTTGCTATTATTTAGACTACTTTGGTGAACGTATATATTTTGCGTAAGATATTGAAGTCAAAACAGGTAACTCTGTTGAAGTAACTTCATATAAATTACTCTGCATTTCGGCCCAGGTATAATTTCTGGGGTCCTTAAAATGTATATTATATCCTCGGAATCCCCATCGAAATACTTCTAGGCATTCGATTAGTGGGTGTTGATCGTACTTAAGATCTCTCGTCTTTGCCTTGTATAAAAACGTATAATATTTTCCTTGATCTGGTACAGGTGTAACTGTATATTTCAGTGTATCCATGATCAACATCATGCGATCTTCTACATCTTGTTCTGCATTAATTTTATCTTTTATTGGACTAATCCTATCATCACTTAGAATAGGTTCATCACCTTTTGCAATTAGATCTGAGAGATCTTGTTCTGCTCTTTGTTGCTTTAGAGTCTTTCTTGGCATTACTTGATACCTAGATCTTTTTCTGTCATGATCTTGAATTCATAGTTACGATCATCACAGAATTCCTGTGCAGCTTTCCACTTTGCTTGATTAACTGCCCAGGTTTTAACTTTATATACCCATTGTTTTGTCCTTCTTTTGGGATTCTGTTCGGGCATTTCCACTTCTTTTTGTGGTTTGACTTCAATTACCATCGATCTTTTTTTACCAAACTTATCAGTGTATCGAACAAGGAAGTCTGGATAGTAACGATGAATCTTATTATCAATTGGAGAAACATATGGAATGCAGAACTCCTCGGATTGCCACTGGTTTACATTTTCATTGAGATCACAGTATCTCATAAATTTTCGTTCCCAGAGTGAACGATAAACAATATTCGCTGGGTCACCTTTATACTTTCGGGGATTCTCTGGGCGGTATTTTCCCTTATAACTCATATACATAGTATAGATCCTTAAAAAATATTTATAGTGGCCACTAACGCTAATTTCAGATACGAAGTAGATCCTCTTCACATCAAGATGACTGAGGGTAAAACTGATACTAGATCTGGGACCATTGGCGGTGCCATGGATTATGTTGGAGAAATTGCACAATCCAGTCAATTCAAACTAAATTTATATTTGAGCGGGCAAGGCACTGATGGTGATAATGACTTGAACAAGTGGTTGAAAGAGTGTGGATTATATGGGAATAATGCTAACGATGATAGATTAAAATATGATTTGTTATGCCATCAAGCACAACTACCTGGAACACAATTTGATCTTGCTACAGAAAGGGGAGGATTTCAAGGAGTAACCGAAACTTTTGCAAGACATAGACAGTTTACACAGTTTGCAGTATCTTTTTACATTGACACTAATTATCATATTATCCGAGTATTTGAAGAGTGGATGAACTTCATCAATCCTCTACATACAAGTGCAGGAAAGTCAAAACAAGGTAGTGCTGCAGGAAGTTTGTTTCGATCAGCTGATCAAGATAGAAATAATTTCTTTAGAATGAGATATCCCAATACTTATAAGAAAGATATTTCTATTACTAAATTTGAGAGGAATGCCGGATTTAAATTACAGAACGTTTATACCAAAGAACAACAAAGCAACCACTTGACATATAACTTTGTTAATGCCTTTCCCATTCAGATTGGTGCAGTTGATATGTCTTATGGAGCATCTCAGTTACTAAAGGTAGATGTTGTTTTTAACTACGACAGATATACTACGATGAAACATAATGCTAGTAATCCTGCTCCATCACCAACCAATCTTGCACCAGAAACACAGGAACAATTAAACCAACAACTACTATCTACGTTCCCAGATGTGTCTGGGTTCGTATCGTCATCTGTCAATAGTGGGCTATCCTGAGCTCTCTAAATAAAATTACTGAATTGAATAATTATGCCATTACCTAAGATTACTGCACCAACTTATCAATTAAAGTTACCTTCTACTGGACAAACAATTAAATACAGACCCTTTTTAGTTAAAGAAGAAAAAGTTTTGATTCTTGCTCTTGAGAGTCAAAACGTACAACAGATTACCATAGCAATTAAACAGGTATTGTCTGAGTGCATCATAACTAAAGGAGTAAAAGTAGAAGATCTTCCTTCTTTTGACATTGAATATGTTTTCTTAAATGTTCGTGCAAAGTCTGTTGGTGAAGCAATCGATCTAATTGTTACCTGTCAGGATGACGGAGAGACTGAAGTATCTGTAAAAATCTTTGTCGATCAGGTAAATGTAGAATTTGCAGAGGATCATTCTCCTGAAATTAAATTAGATGATTCTGTAAGTTTGAAGATGAAGTATCCTTCATTGGATCAATTTATCCAAAATAATTTTGATTTCCAAGATCAGGAGTCGATGAGTACGATCGAAAAATCATTTGAAATCATTGCAGATTGTATTGATACTGTGTTCACTGCAGAAGAAGCTTGGTCTTCATCTGATTGTACTAAAAAAGAATTGTTGGAGTTTATTGAAGGAATGAATTCTTCACAATTTAAGATGGTAGAAAAGTTTTTTGAAACTATGCCAAAATTAACTCACACCTTCACAGTCAAAAATCCAAAAACAAAAAAAGAAAATAATGTTACGTTGGAGGGTTTATCGAGTTTTTTCGGCTGATAATGTCTCATATCAGTCTTGAGGCATACTATAGAATAAACTTCGCTTTGATGCAGTTCCATAAATACAGCTTGACTGAGATTGAAGACATGATGCCTTGGGAAAGAGAAATTTATCTTACCCTTTTGAGATCTCATATTGAAGAAGAAAATTTAAAGGCACAACAACAAGCTAATGCAGGTTAATAACTTACCAAATCTAAGTGTAGCAGCTCCCAGATCTGCTGGAAAAATATCTTCACAGAGTATTTCTGGAGGAAAGACCTTAGGTTCTGGTATAGTTGATAGTGCCGCTAATAATATTGTAGGATTTAAAAAAGCAGGAACATCTGCCGTAGCACCAAAAGTACCTAATATTTCTTCATTACTTCAAACTATTTCTTCCAACATCATCAGTTCTGTAGAGAATATTACTGGTAATGTTAAGAATGTAATTCAGGGCGGAATTACTAACGTAAAAAATGTATTTGGTAAAAAAGAAAGAGAAGAAGATCCAAACAAAATAATGTCAGAGTTCTTAGGACTCTATAAAAAAGCATTAGATTATGTTAAATTCTTTGCAGATCCTAAACAACTCCGAGGATTTGATAAAGCAATTAAGTTATATCAAGATAGTCTAAAATCTACAGGAGATACTGTAGTTACTATCAGGAAGTTCATCAAAAAGATGATCAAAGACTTCCTAAAATTGAAGAATGAACTTTCCAGTATGGGTGGAGGTGGAGGTGGTTTTGCATTACCATTGCCCATACCTGGTCGCAGAAACAAACCCAGCCCTAGACCTAGAACTCGTACAAGAGTACCTAGAGGTGGACGTGGTAAATTAGGTTTAGGATTATTAGGTCTTGGATTGTTGGGTGGTGGCGCAATGGCCGCTCAAAAGTTTATAGGTGGAAATGAAGAAAAAAGACAAACTGCAACTGGAATAAGTGGAGAAATTGTTGCAAAATTTGATTCAGTTCTACAAAAATTTGATGAAGCTGTAACCAATTTAGAATCTCTAATATCGGGTAGTGGTGAAAAGGGAGATGGTAAAGATAAAAAAGGTGGCGGTGGTTCGGGTGGTTTTAGATCTGGTGTTGGTAATGTAGATGCTGCTACTATTAAAGCAGATACCGCAGAAAAGAAAGCATTTATTGCAACAGTTAGAGAAGCAGAAGGTACATCGGGAGAACAAGGTTATAACACAGTTTATGGTGGTGCTGTTGTGCCAGAATTGACCCAAATGACTTTGGGTGAATTGCACGAAGCTACTAAACTTGGTGGTACTGATAGGCTTCCTGAGAGATTGGGTGGTGGTGTCATTCCCTTCAAAAAAGACAAACATAATTCATCTGCTTCTGGTGCATTACAATTAATGCCTAATACTTTGATGGGATTGATGAATAGTGATAATTTTGATAAAGATACTATATTTACTCCCGAAGTCCAAAATCAAATGATTTTGCAGTTAGCTGCCGAACGTGGCATTGATGTTCAAAATATGGACGTGTCACAAATGCGTAAGGCTGGTGGTATTTGGGCTGGATTGACACCACAGTATAATCAAACAACAAGAACTGCCTCTGATAGTATGAAACTATATGATGATAATCTTATAGAGGCGCGTAAAACAACATCAAGTCCATATTCAGTCCCAGAAGGACAAATGGGTCCAGTAATTGAACCAAAACCCGATAAAGTATCATCATTAACTCCACAATCCGCGACTTATGTAAGTCAAGTGCCTGGGTCAAATAGCGTTACAATTATTCCTATGGGAGGTGGTGACTCGGGTCCTCAGGAAAGAACATCACCACCACCTCCAGTTCAGGTTGGAAGTAGTGAAAATCATATTAACTTCAATTTATCGCCGGAAGATTCAGACAATATTCATCCAATGCATACAAAAGCTACCCTCAACATCTGCTGATAACTAATGGCTCCCCGTAATCTATCTCCAAAAGTAAAAAAGAGTGCTGCTAAGATATTGAGTCTTGCTCGTAAATCGAGAGGATCAATGCAGATGAATCAGATGAACTTTGTTCGTACTTCAAAGTTCATTAAAAAAGAATCTGCAAGAATAAGTAAGCCTAAAATTGACAAGAGAAAATTAAAGAAACTCTTAAACACTGATTTTTCCAGTATCGCAGGTAATGCTGGCGGTGGTGGTATCGGTG